GGCGTTTTCAGCGTTTTAGGGGCGGTCATCACCCTTACAGGTGGTTCCGCCTCAGGTTCAAGGAAGTTGATGGAGTCGAGCTGATCACTATACGAATAGTTTGGTATAGCAAAATCAGCACTCGGGAATCTCGTCTCGAGTCTACTGTGCCAAGTCCGGATATCATATTTGTGATTTCCAGATATGCGCTCAGCAGTCGCTCCTGGACCGTGCCTCGGACGGAGAACTGCAGATGAAGATCCAAGCTTAGCGCTAAGATCTCCAACCACGGAACCCCAGATGAGGTCAGCGACAACGGAGAACCGTTCGGCAGCTGCCGAATAGCCCTCCGGACGTCCATTAACAACTTCACTTTCACACTCGATGAAGCGGGCATAGGCCCGCCTTTCACGTTCTGACGAACATGGAAGGCGAAGCTTCTTAAACATAAGGCAAACCTGCCGAATGCAAAAGATGGCGTCAATGTCCACGTTATCGAGGATAACTCCAGTACGAGAGTCAAACACGAGACCAAGCAAACCCCGGAGTAGATTGGGGAGAGCTCCGTTTTTCTTAAAGCTTGAAAAACGAGTGTGGTCAATTCGACCTTCTTCCAGGCTTCGCTCGAAGTCCTGGGCAAAAGTAGGTAGGGTAATCGTTAGAAACGACAACCCTTCGTGTTCAACTCGACGCGTGATGGTTTCAAAATCACGCGCGGTGCTGGTGCAACATCGAATGCTTGAATCCTCAAGCACACACGAAAGTAACCGCATCAGGCTTTTCATCGTCCCAGTCTCCTTGAGATTGGTGATCGATCCTTTGCCAGGTACAGCGATCCGTCGTGTGTTCACCATGGTCTTGCCGGACTACCACACAAACTAATGTGGCGGCCAACAGAAGAACCAAGGCAAACAGGGACCAGTATATGGTTGAAACCATTGAGCGCGCATAGCGCGCCCAACGGCCGGTAAGGCGTGAGTTATTGCTCACCGCCAAACCACTTAACCAGTACGGCACCAGAGGCTGCCTGTAGTTGGGTGATGAACCCATCGAAGACAGCCTTTGCTTCCGCGGCGGTATAACCCACCGGAGGAAGATCAGCGACAATGCTAATGCTCATAGAGCGATAGACATTATTCGCTGGAGTGAGAGGATCAGCGACGGCTTTCAGGTTGTTAATCCTGGCAAGACGTCGAGTCCTCTTCCCATACGAATGGGAAAAGTCATAGCTGATGTTAGCATCAGCCGATGCAAATTTCCCAGGGTCGGCACCAACGCGGGGCAACGGAGTAGTTACCCCAGAGATGGTGACAGTTTGCGGATCGGCAATAGCCATAGCGCAGTATCTTTCGTTATTGAAGGTTTTCAGTAGCGGAATGCTACCAGCCGCGACCTCGGGTAATTCCGAGGGCGGCCAAGGTGGCTAACTGCCGGTTGCTAAACCCGGTCCATGTTAGGCCAAATCCATAGGGTAAGGCTCTCTCGCGTTCCTTCACTTCTTCAAGGTACGTCTGAGAAGTCGAGAATCCTACGCCATTAACGAAGGATCCCGTGACAGTAATGCGCTTTGTATAGGTCTTATGGCCCATAATGTAAGCGTAATCTGCCACTAGGCTATCCTGATCATCTACCATTAAGTTGGAGAAGATCGAGTTAGTACTGGCGAACCAGTCCAATAGCCAAGACCAAGGCATCAGATTCCATAACATCTTTGGCGAGAGCTCTAAGCCATAGACGATCCTGTTCAACTGAGCTTTACGCTGAGCTACATGCTCCGGAGAATTATCCGTAGGTATGTAGTAGCGGAAGCGCCCAGAAAACCAGAATCGTTGAAGCCAGTTCTCGTCGATGTAACGGGTCTGAAGCGGACCATACAAGTAGGTGACAAGTGTCGGCAGGGTAAAATAACTCTTACTCTGGGACGACGCATGATCAACTACTAGATCAACTGGCCCACCCCGTCGTACAGCTTTTCCATTGTCACGGATTAGTTGAGCGACAAGTTTGTCAGCGCGCTGGACATTCGTGATGAATGTCCGGACATCGTTAACAAATGGGATCCAACCAAAATTCGCAAGAAGATAGGCATTACCGGCTCCTCGAAAGAAGTCGGCTCTGCTCATTATATCACGAAGTTGTTGGAGTGTGGGTAGACCGCGTCGAATCATTTGGGGAATCTGCCTCGCGGCAGCCGGAACCAGATCATTCAACTCACGAAGCTCTCCTATAGCAACGGAGAGCCCGCCATTGGAAGCAGTGGGCTTATACTTAGCCCAGCCCTTAGTTCCCATCCCTACCATTAACGCTTGCGTTATAGGTTGAGGAAGGTCACTAGGAGTGTATGTCTTAGAATATACATCGGCGTAGATATTGCCGTTGTATGTCCAGCCATACCCGGGAGCATAAAAGTACCTCAGTGAAAGTCTCTGAGGCTCGTTGATAATGGTTCTCCGTTGGAGAATCATAGAATCACCGAGGTCTTCATGAGGGTAGAGACGATGTCTCTTCCCAGAAGGCGGCCAATTATGTCCAGTTCCAAAGATGCGTTCTATGCCGTAGAGGTTTGAATAATACCGGACCACATTTGTCTGTGTACCTCCGACCCATTGGTCGGACATACCAAACATCTTATGGTCAATCTCGGTATATCGAGTGCTCACGGTCATCAGTTAGGGTCCTATGGATTCAAGATCTGAGATTGTAATCTCAGGGGTGTTGCACTTAAGCGGCTGGG